CAGAGCAATTGGTGTGCCCTCTTTGACTGCAAAATCTACACCCCAGTTCCTGTTTTTAGAGTGCACATCGTAGGGAGAATATTGACCAAAAGTCTGGGTTACTTTTACGCCGTTTGGCATAATCCCCCCCTGCATTTCACCTGTGAATTGAGCGCTGCCCTGATATTGAGGGGTATTAAAGTCAAAGCCTTGTCTCTTCATTGCATCATATTCGCTCTGTCGTCCGCTTTCTGCAAACATTTGTTCGATAGTTTTACCTTCGTCTGCAAACTGCCTCTCTTGCTGGCTCATTTCGTTTTCTCTAGCACGGGAGATAGCCTCCATCTGCATAGCTTGGCGCTGCGCTAGGTCCTGTTGAGCAGACGCAATACCCCTTGAGGCTGTATCTAGCTCAAAAACTGGTCTCTCTTGGCGGTTTTGTAGTCTCTGTAGTGGGTTCATATTACATATATCGTTGATGCTGCTGATACTCAAACGGAGATCTCTTGGCTACTTCTTCCTCTTGCCTCCTGAGTCTTTCAATTTCTTTTCTTTTGGCTTCAAACTGTCTATTAGCACCCTCAGTACCAAACTTAAGTCTGTCTTGAGTGTCGATTGACCCCCGTCTTGCTCCAGTCTTTAGATCTTCTAGGGTTCTAGTAGCACTTCTCTGAGCCTCGAAAAGTGTGTCTCCTGCTTGAGTTTCAATATCTTGTCGGCTTCTTCCCAAAGCTCTGTCATAAGCCTCTAGTGTGCTGGCTAGATCTGTATCTAGTCTCCTAGCTTCCTGACCCGCTAATCCTTGTGCATTTTCTCTAGTGCCTGACAAAATACCCCTTTTAAGTAGTGCTTCTTGTTGAGTGCCTTTAGCTAGAGTTGAAGCGTCGCCAAATTCCTGCTTCCAAACCTTTTCATCTTCTGCTAAACGGGCTAGAGCCTGACTTTTATTTCTCTGGGTTACTTCCTGAGTCCTTGCTAAATTCTGCTGAGTTCTAGTAGTTCCAACTTGATAGTCATAGGGAATACGACCGATCTTTTCCTCAAGCTTATCTGCAACAGACTCTAAAAACTTAGCTCTTGCCTTGTCATCACTTCCCAAGGCAAGGTCGTGATCTCTTTTAAGCTGGGAGATAATAAAATCTCTATCACCTTGAGCTTGACCCATGAGATCATTGATGTAGTTTTCTGCTGCTTTTGCTTGTTCTTGCTGTATACCCAGCCAAGATTGTAGATTATCTGCCATATTTCCTTTATAAGATTGCTACACTACTTCCACAATAACTATGCCCTCCTGTTTGAGTTGAAGCGGTTGGTGAGGTAGTCCCAGAGAGCGAGCAGCTTTCAATGCGAATGCGACCCACCGATCCATTTCCTCCAGCTATAGGACCAGCTCCAGAGCCAGGTCCACCAGAACCAGCAGAGGCGGTAATTTTAGAAGTTCCGATTGCCGTGGAAACTGACTTAATTAAGACAGATCCGCCAGCTCCTCCACCACCTCCAGCCAGTCCATCTCTGGTTGGAGCAGTTCCACTGCCTCCGTTTGCTGTAAGTTGCGCTGTATTTGATATGTTTTTAGAGTAAACAACTATAAATCCACCACCATCACCTCCTTTTCCAGAAACTTCACCTCCGCCACCAACAGTCCCAGCTCCTCCACCACCTCCAGAACCACCAATAAAAAGAGATGTTAACTCTGCCTGACCCACAGAGCTTCCCCCTAAGCCGCCTTCAGTCTGAGAATCACCACTCAATCCCTGAGTTCCAGTAGAACCAGCAGCAGCATATCCACCACCTCCTCCACCGCCAGCTCTAGAAGATCCAGAATAACCCTCACCACCACCTCCGCCATTTCCATTAGCCGACCTAGACTGAGTTCCTCCAGCAGCAGAGTGTCCTTCCCCCTGTCTACCAATTTGATTTGCAGATGTTAGTGCAGCTTCAGCCCTATATCCCTTACCATTAGCATTGACAGTTCCAGAGAAAGTGCCAGAGCAAGCCATGACAAAACCACCGCCCACATTTCCATCCCAAGCTGAAACTGTAAGCGATCCAGTAACACTAGAAGCCTCTTTGACGACTAAAACTTGAGCCTGTGAAGCTCCTGAATCAGTGTAAGTATTTTCCAAAGGATGAACTAGGGTTACAGTTCCAGATGTATAAGAAGCTACACGATTATCTTCATAATTTCCTACCCCAGTTCCTCGTGATTGGATAATAAATAAACGATCACCAGCGCTAAAAGTGCCTGTAGCTGAGAGTGAAGTAGAACCACTAGATCCAGAACAAGAATATTTTAAAGGAGTATAACTAGATAAGTTAATTACTCCATTTTTTCCCGATCCTAGTCCTAAAAATCTTGCCATTATTTCCTTGATTTTCCTGCTTTACCTAAAGCAATAGCTATAATTTGTTTCATTGGTCTTTTTTTACCTTTGTTTCCATTGGCTTTTCCCTTTTTCTTGTTGTCTTTTACTAACTCTCTAATTATTTGACTAACCGATCCTTTTAGCATAGTTACTTTACGATAATTGTTAAGTCAGCTCCTGCGGTGCTACTACCTACTTGGTCGATATCAAAAGTCAAAATATCTCCCTCTACTAGTGAGGTTGTGTCAAAACTTGTTTGAGTTCCTGAGTTGTTGCCAGTAGTAATGGCTAATCTGTTCGCTTGCGTAGTATTCCAGATAGAAGTGCCATTTTTATTTATATCAATCAAGATTGAAGCGCCAACTGGTGCAGTTTTTGAGTAAGCGTATACTTTAGAAATAGTTTGAGCTGTAACTACTACCATAGCTGGAGTTAAACTTGTGCCTGTAGTTAAAGTGCCAGCAATAGCTACTGCATAACCTTTAGGGATAGCCTTAGAATTAACGCCATCGTGATTATGACCACTTGAGGTATTAAAAGTTAGTTTAGATTCAACGATTCCAGCGTCTGATTTAATATCTTCATTTATGATTCCAGTATTAAATTTATTATATAGTGTATCAAAATTAGCGTTTATATCGGTATAATTTACCGCTTCATTGTCTGCCCAATCCTTTGTTTTTGTTATTGCCATATCAATCCTTTTTTTATTTTAAGCTTCTAATAGCAAAATGATTTGTAAATGTATCCACATAAACCTGCTCTGCAACAGTGGCTCGAATGCTCATTGTGAGAGTTTTACCTGTAATCGTTCCACCACCATCAGCAAAATAGTATTTTTCTTCAATGTCACCACTTCCTCCAAGAATAAACGAACCAGTTGGACCCATTGTAGCTGGTCCAGTTGGACCAAGCGGAGTTCCTGTGGTATCAAGATCAAAAGAATCTATTTGAGCAAAAGACGTTCCATCGACTGAAGCATGGATGGTGACAGTTTCATCGTTTTGAGCCTGAGAATAAATATACCCATAGGCGTATTTTTTGTATCTTTCAGGTTGATCATAGTCATCGTTTTTACCATCCCATCGACAAGTAATAGCAGTTCCGTCATCAGTAACTCCTGTATGAGAATAAACTTTTTTAGAGCTTGAGCCTAAAACATAAAGAGTTGGAGTAGAACCAAAAGTAACAAATCCATTAACTTCCCACCCATCATAAACAGTCCAAGACTCATTGCCTCCGTTTCGAGCTGAAGCCTTACGATCAAAGACTAAAACTGTATCATTTACCGAAGAACCAGAGCTGGGAACTGCAAAATAAATTTTATCATCATCATAGGAAGCAACCGCAATACTAAGATTCCCGAGGTTAAGTCCTCGTCTTGTTGCTTCTAATTTATTGCTCATTACTTTACTTGAATAACCATAATCTGACTGGGTAATACGACGAATAAATCCTTGTTGGTCAATAAACCACAACTCATTGGCGGAAACTCTTACTGTGCCTCTTGGAGCAACACATCCAACCGATGAATCGGTGTTAGCAATTGAAGTACTTGAAGCGTCAATAGCCCAGCTTGATGATCCGTAGCCTGTTAAAAACATGTATGACGATTCTTTGAAAATTACTAAACGATCTCCTAAGACATTCATGGTAATCGCTCTACCCTCACCTGGTAAGTTAATAAAATCTGAAGCAGTTGTATATACTTCTGGGTCGCCAAAGTTAGACCAATAAAGACGATCTGAATATTTAGTGCTACTTACATTCACGTTATTGATGTGAAATAAGTGATTCTGATACCATAAAATGACGTTCCCAGAGATTGAAGTTCCACCAACGCTTGCAATTGCCACTCCTCCATCCCATGAAAGAAGCCCATTGCTTTCAGATGAAAAATAGACTTTATTTTCAACTTTTACGTTGGCATAACTCAAAACTTCATTGGAGGTTAAGTTTCCGATATCTGTAAAAGTAGACCCATTGAGATATTGTACGTCTGTTCCCTCGTTTACGAGTAAATATTTTGTTCCTGATGTGTTTTGATAAACTCCAGCCGATTTTGGGGCATTAGAGAGGGTTGATCCGACCTGAGTTAAACCTTTACGACTCTTTAATCTACCTTTAAAAGTAATATCCCAATTATATAAAGTCGAGGCTTCATCACGATCAATATCACGTCTAGAGTCTGTGTTGTTTAGACCTCCATCGTAAGACTTGTGGCGGTAATTAGCGAAATTTGCCATATTAAAAATCTGTTACGTATAATCCTTGTGAGTCGTTATCAACCTCAACGCTTCTAGGTTGGTCGACCTGTTGTTCGACTAATTGATTAACCATCTGCATTAACTGAACATCAAAACGCTGTCGCATTCTCTCGGCTGCTGCGTGTTCGTCATTTTGATCTAAGTAATTAGCGTAAGCGTAGTATTTAAGAATAGAGGTGAGTCTGCGAGGAAGATCTGGGCTGTCGCTGTCTTCCTCCATCAATTCGGGATTGTATGAGTACCAGAGTTTAATGTTATTGGATATAGTTTGATTAAAGAGCGGCAAGAAGCCGATCTTGTCCTTGTAGATGTAGTAAAAAGGCTGGCTCTGGTCAAAGTTGGTGGTTGCTGATTGTTGAATATCTAGAGCCTGACCAATGTTGTTTAGAGGCAAGGCACGAACCCAGTTTGTCCCATCGTAAGAAATAGAGACCATGACCGCTTTTTGGAAGTCAGAGGGTAAAGCGTAGAGATCCTGACCCGCTACTGATGAGGCGTTGGCTTGCTTAGTAAAGAAGTCAGGGATTGAGTCGGTGATTGTGGCGACGATGATATCGTAAGCGTCATTAAGCCACACACCCAGTGCTGGATCTTGAACCTCTGAACCCTTGCCTGCAGGTCCGATAAGCTGTTTTAAGTCGTTGATCAGTTGTGCTCGAGTCATTTTAACTTTCAGCCCAAGCAGTTTCTACGCTGTCCGCTTGGCTATATTGTGTTTTATTGTTTAAATAATAACCTGCATAATCTAGCTCTGGTTGGTTGTAATTTAATTCGTTGTTTATTTCAGTAATAACCCTTACTCCTCTGTTAGTAGTTCCCCATGCTGTGCTAGTAGTTTCTTCATCTGTCCAAGTCATTTTAATTTAGATGTTATTCTTCAAATTCCCACTCAGTAGGGTTTCCAGACATTATTATTTTCATATTGGATAGCTTCCACCATAGCGAGCTGTGCCAGTAGTATCAACTAAAACCGCTGTATTTGTGCTACCATCTCTCATAGCGTAGAAGTGAACCATTGTGTCAGCACTAGCCATCTCACCAAAAACTTGAATTGTGCTAGCTGGGAAAGTAACATTGATTAAATTGATAAAAGTTTGTTCTGTAGCAGACAGGGTCTCGGCAGAAGTTAAAGGCACTGTACCAGCTAACGCACCAGTTGGACTTCCAGTGATATTTGTCCAAACTAAAATTGCGTTATAGTAACAATGATTGCTTCTAATCTGATAAAGACCTGTTTGAGTTGAATAAGTACCTGTCCCAGCAGTACCGTCACCACGAATAAATGGGACAAACGAGAGATACCTTGACTCAAAAATTGGATATTGGATTAAATTTTTATTTGTAAAAGTAGGAACAGTCCAAGTGTAACCAGCACCTGCTGACAAAGTAGCAGCAAATCTACCGATATTTACATAATTGTCTCCAGCGGCTGCGTTGGTAATCGTGGAAATAGCAGCATATTTTTCATTAGTTGAAGTAGCTGAGAAGTCAGAATAGATACGAGCATATGGGAAAGTAGCAAAACCAACTACCACGCCGTCAGTTGCGTTGTATCCTAAATAAACAAAATAATCTCTTTCTAAGGTGGCAAAAATAGAGCTTCCAGAAGTAAACCAATTAGTACCAGCGTTTTTTGTAACTGAGAGAGCAGACGTAATTGATCTAACTGTATCACCAATTCTCACATAAACTGGATTTGAAGCACTAGGATCGTTCCCGTTAATTCCCTTAATAGCGACTGTTAAATTGTTTGAAGCTACTGAGGGGACTATCTTTCCATTGATTAAAAATCCATCTGGAGCATTAAAATTAACCTTCGAATAAATATCAGCATAAGCCTTTACACTCTCACTTGTAGCTAAAGTAGTATCTGAGGCAGTAGCCATTGTGTCATCGTCTATGACTGAATAGCCAGAGTCTTTGATATTCTCGTCATCATCAATACTTACTAGGTTATTCTCTACCCCTGAAGTGATTTTGCTTGCTTTACTGTCTAGTTGATCTTGAGCAGACGAGGTTAGATCAACATAGTTCACCGCTCCGACATCTGCGGTTACATCTGTAATATCTGCAAGGGTTAGACTTCCTAGTTTAGTTTCTGCTTGAGAGAGCTTGTAGTCAATTGAATTGGTATCTGCCGAGCCATCAATGCCAACTTTAGTTTCTAGGGCGTTTAGCGACTGAATTTCGGCATTATGGACTTCACGATGAGCGTCCATCGTGTCGGTAGTAGTAAGTTGATTGAGATTAGATAGATTTGTAGGGTATGACATAAAAAAAGAGGCGTCCTTTCGGATACGCCTCATAAATTACAAGAGTTGAACTTATTTAACTATAACTAACCCATAATGTCAAGCACTAGGCTTTTTGAGTCATCTTTTTCAAGTCCTCGATGATTTTAGACATGGCACGACTTACGCTCATTTCCTGATGTTCTACTAAAAACTGTAGTTGTTCTAAAAACTCTTTAGGAGTTAGCTTAACCGCTACTTCCTCATTTTCGTAAACTATTTGTATTCTCATTTCTCCATTTCTTCAACTCTAGCCTGTGCCTCATGCATGGCTTGGTTGAGTCTGATATATTTATGAATATGATCTATCTCTGAAGTTGAAATACTTGGTGAGCCTAGTCTTCTGCGGATATTTCTTAGCTCCTCGAATTGCTTGAATTCGTCTTCATCAACGGACTGTAGATATCCCTTTATCTCGTTTATCTTAGATACCTCATCTTTACCCACTTCGGACGGGTTAAGCCCAAAATAGGTGATCAGAGAGGCGTCTGGTGTGGGATTTTCAGATATTACGCTGGGCTCTGCTGTTGTCTTGCTTATGATTTGCATAACTGCTCCAATCTTTCTGCTAGTTTTTTGCTTTCCAGCTCTAGGCTTTTATTTTCTCTAACCCAAATGTATGCAGCATTAGCGATGTTAGATCTAAGCCCTTTATTCTCCAGTAGTTTTTTCATGCTGTCATAAAACTCATCAGGCGAATTATATCCCATGGCTGTTTTGCCGTGTTTAATTGATTTAGAGTAAGGCAAGATATTAGAAACGACCGAGGGCAGTCCCATTGCTGCATTTTCGTAAAACTTAATTGATGACTTATAGTGATTAAATGGCAAATCTGCTAATGGAATGATTCCAATGTCTGCTTGTAAAGACATCATTCTGTAAGAATGAGCTTGAAAATTGACCCAGGGTAAAGCCTTTACTCTACTGCGGTGCTTTTCGTCAAAGATTCCTTGGTACTGAGAGCCAAGCATAATCATCTCAAAGTCAAATTCGTCCATTAATTTATTAAGTGGTTCTTTGATTGCATACCAGTCCTCATAATGAGATGGTGAGCCTTGCCAAACTACTCTTAAGGGTTTGTTAATTTTATTGTTTAACCTATACCAGTGATTGAAATCTAGTGTGTTGTCGTTGACATAAACATTCTTATTGTACTCGAGAGCGTGTTCTGCTAGTTTGTCAGTTGTAACAGTAATTAGATCAGCAATCTTCATGCCCCATTTAAGATATGACATTCTGGCTAGATTGGTTTGAATAGAGAACCCTCTTTCGCCATCTTTCCAGATATATTTATCTCCATGCTTGTATTCCTCAAGCCCATAATTTGAGTAGAATTGAGAATAAGGAGAAATAATGTCCACATTATCATCAATGTCTAGAACAATTTTAGCTTTAAGAGGTGATTTAACCTTGTCTTTGAACAAGTTTTGAATTTGCATTAAACCCTGCTCTGCTCCTGGGCGCATGAATATCACATCAACTGAGGGCATAGCCTTCATTAATTCAGTGACGTCGTCCTTACTAGTATCGATAATATAAGTGTCATGCTCAGTATATTTTTGCAACCCCTCAAGTGGTTTTCTTATTCTGTAATAACCACAGGCTGATTCATCGACTGGTAGTGAGATTATTTTGAGAGCCATTGTATTAACCTTTCAAAACCTTTTCTTTGATTGAATTGGTTTCTGTACTTATAGTTTTTGTTCCACTTAAACTGATTAACATCTCTTGCTAAAACTCCTGACGGCCTATCGCCTTCATAAACAATTTTAGGATCTATTCCTAGAATATCACAACAAATCTTAGCAGTTTGAGTAACGCTATAAAGCTCGTCGCCAGCCACATTGACTGGACCATAGTATCTAGAGGTCATAATCTCGTAAATTTTCTCTAGTGCGTCTTGGATATATAAGAAAGTGCGAAGCTGTGACCCATCACCCCAAATTTTAATCTGTCCGCTTTCCTTAGCCTTTAGTGCTTTATGGGCAATTGTGGGCGGGAATTTAGCCCGCTCTCCCTCCCATTCTTGACCCTCACCATAGATTGTGTGAAATATTCCTACTCTAGCGTCTAGTGGGCTTCTTTCGCACAGCATAGTCATCATTAGCTTATCCCAGCCATACATTTGATCGCTATTTGCAGGAAAAACGGCGTCCTCACTACACTTTAGAGGATTGCTAACATCTTTTTGTAGGTGGGTTGGATAAATACAAGCTGAAGATGAGAAAAACAACCTTTTAACACCAAGCTCCTCTGAAGCTTTAAGCACATTAAGGTTCATTTGTTGATTGTGGATATATGGGTAATAATCATGCTTGGAGAAAAACCCAACTCCACCCATATCAGCAGCTAATTGATAAACATAGTCATATCCAATAATTGCATAAACTGTTTGCTCATAATCTCTCAGGTCTAGTAGTTTTTTATTATCTGCTTTTGACCACCATTCCCGTCTTATTTCAGGGAAATCAATGTCTACTGCTCTGACGAAGTGACCCTTTTCCTTGAGAAAGGAAACTAAGTGAGAGCCTATGAAGCCACCACCACCAAGCACAACTATTCTTAAAGACTGTTCCATTTTACCCTCCTTTGCTCGTAAATTCTCTGGTCTTGGTCCACTCCAACCCTAGTTTTTTTGTAAGTAGCGTCCATCTGTGAGAGTCCAAAAGTGTAATGTAAATGCTCAACAACCGACTCAACACAGGGTGTGAATTGTCCTTTGAATTTAGCAATGCCAACGTACTCACGATCTGTGTAATTATGAGAATAAACTTCTGGTAATACTGGCTCACCATCTAGCGATTGACCAGACCTAATATAATCCCCCCTAACAAGATAATGTGTTGCGTGCTCCCCTGCTAACACCTCACCATTGTGAAGATCGTTTGTGCCAACCACTGCAAAATCATTAATCTTCTCAAGGGCTTTAATATCCCAATCCTTATAAAATACAAGGTCATCAGCTCCAGCAAAAAATAAATCTGGCTGTAAACAATCCCACGCCGAATTGATAGATCCCGCATAAGAAGGTGAGCGATGATTGATGATGAAGAATAGCTTGTTATTTCTGCAGGCGTCTATACTAGTTAGATCATGTCTTTCGACAATAAACCACACCCTATGATCTGTGACAGTTACAGAATCTATTTGTGCTTGTATATTGGCTAGGCGGTCGCTTCTACCTAGCGTTGGAATAAATAACTCGATCATATATTTCCTCAATCTGGCTAGCTACTACTCTTGAATCAAATTTACTTAAATCTTTAGGTGGGTTTTGCACACTCTTGTTAACTACTTTTCCTTGACTATCTACGTCATAAATAATAGCAGGTTTTCCACAAAGCCAGCCCTCAATAGTTGAACGACCTAGTTTAATTCCTGCGGTGTAGTCACAAAGCTTAATCCATTCCTCAACCTCAAAAAGCGGCTCTCTAGTTATCACATTATCTTGCTCTAGTTTAGTCCAGCCTCTGCCGATTCCAATCAGTCGAATTTCGTTTCTTCTTACCTGAGCTATTAAATCAGCGATAGCTTGTGATCTTAGATAATCTACTGGACCAACAAACAAAACAATGGGGACTACATTTTCAACCCTAGAGGGCTTGAATCTTGAAAAGTCAAAAGGATTATAAATTAATTTAGAGTCAATGGCGAAGGCTTGCTGAATTTCTGGTCTAATTGAGATATAAGCACTACAACCTTCAACAGGAGCTTCAAACTGTGGCAAAATCTCACTGTGGATTGTCTGAACAACTGGCACATTGTAGTTGGCTAGTGAAAAGACGGTGGTTTGTATCTGGGAAGCGTGTACAACGTCTATTTTCGTTCTTTTGGACCACCAGCCGACCATTGGTACTCCCAAATCAAGAGTTTTTTCGTAAAGAATACCCTTAGTGATCTGAGATTGAATAATTACAGTATGATTTTTAGATAATTCTTTTGCTAGCTCATAAACATACATTTCTGAGCCGGTTAGCGATCCATAATTGAGTAAAGTAAAAAGTATCTTCATTTAATCATCTTCAATATTTCTTCTTTGGTAAAGTATCTTCTGTCATGTTTATGATTTTGAAGAAATCTTTGAACCTCATCTAGTATCTTATCTGGAGTGTATTTTGACTCCATATTTAATTCAAACCATTCTATTGTAGATTTTAGAGATTTGACTTCTTTTTTGAGTGACTCAACTTCTTCACTAACCTTGAGATTAACTTCATTGATAATCTCCTTTTTAATCATTTTATTTTGTGATTTTAATTCTTTTTTAATTAAATCACCAATGATTTTTTTAAATAATTTGTTTATTATTTTCATAATCTTTTAACAGTAATCCACGGTTTAATTAAATCCTCATTGCGACATACTTTAAGAAGGGTTTGTTTGTCAGATAGCCAGTCTGGACCATATTTAGGCTCAAACTGATCGTTTAGGAAGTGGAGAACGTAAGCGTTAGGGATTTTGAGTAGTTGGCGGTGGGTTTTCTTCTTGGAGATTTGTGACTCATTCCTCATTGCCTCATAAAGTGATCTTACTTCACCCGATTCATAGGTGGCGGCAACAATATCACGATATTTCTTAGAATACCCCCCGACTATAGTTTCAAAGATTTTCTTTACTTCAGCGTCTGCTTTTACTTGATGTAGAAAGTCATCGTTAAGGTTAGTCACTCTATCAATCTATCACAAATATATAGGATATTCAACTAGATCAAAAGGCAACAAAAAGCCCCGTACTCTCTCAAATACGGGGCTAGTTGATTTCTTCTGACTAGGAAGTGCTGAGTTGAATCACCTTACCTGAGCCTTTTTGGTTATTGGACTCTAGGGTCAGTTCACCCTCCATCACTTTAGCCTTGTAGCTACCGATGGCTGGATAGTCTTCCATCACAACGGGTCGCAGTTGAGCGACAGCCCACAAGTCTTTTTGTGCGATCAGGACTTTGTCGGTAGCCATGTAAGGATCGAGTTCGATCTTCACAATACCGAAGTCACTTTCGTACACGTTGACTGGAGCAACCAATCTCTTGTCAGCGGCGTCAACATTTTTGGTGCTGGAAGCCGTGAAGGCAGAGATCTTGCGCTTCTGGAAGCTATTAGCGTACACAGCGTCTGGGCGTCCACCGTTGTCCCAAATGCTCTGGAGAGAATCGTTGAACATATCTTCGGTCAACGCTTCAGCGCCAGTGCCAGTTCCAGTTTCGACGTTGGTCGTAACCAGTTCTAAAGCACCAGTCAGCTCACGAGCTGTGCCAGAGGCACCACTGTTGCCAGTACCTTGCAAGAGAGCTTTCTCGATGTCGGTAGCGATCTCTTTCATGGCAAATTCAACCTGCTTTGCAAGCATGTCGTCAATACCATAGGTGCTACTGGCCATCTGAGTCTTACTGACTTTAGCAGTCTTGACAAAGATCTGGGTGTAGTTACCAGTGGTCGAAGGAACAGCACGCTTCACCAAACTGTAATCAGCGCCTTCAATAGCGGCGTTGGATGAACCAGTGGTCAAGTCGTATTGCTGACTCTCGTGGTAAGTGTTAATAGCTTTTACTCTTCGAAGCCCTGAGTAAAAAGGGGTTTCCAAACGAGCGACAACCGCAATGAGGTCAGTGACATCACGCATATTGGTTGAAACGTCGTAGGTTTTGATTGCTGTGGCTTGTGCCATAGTATTGCCTTTCGACGAAGGTTATAGCGCACGCTTAATCAGTGTGGATAAGGCGTCTTTATCACCACCCTGTGCAGCCTCGATGAGGTCGCCTTGAGTAGTGCCAACATTTGCTGAGCCTGAGCCGTCTGAGGTTTCAGTTTTAACTCCCTTTGATTTTCCAAGTGCCTGTTTAATGGCGTTGTCTATGATAGCGGCTTCATTCATCTGCTTATAAGCAACCTCAAGGTTACCAATAAGATTTGACTGAGCGTATTCTAAGACCTTGGATCTATCAAACTTAGGCAAGCCGTTTTGACCATTGTATTTTTTGGACAATGAATCGATGGTTTGCGAGAGTTGTCGATCTGCCTCTTTTTGCTCTAACTCCTGCCTGCTCACATATCCCATATCTTTGAGGTATTTATCAAGTTGTTGCTTGATGACCGCCTCTTGCGGATCTGGGGGAGCTGCTGGATTTTCTGCCTTAGTTTGCTGAATACCTGCAAACTGCTGTTTAAGAGCTTCTATTTCCTTCTTTAATTCATTTTTACTATTAATTACCTCTTGGAATCTGTCATAAGGGACAGACTTTTCAGAAGCCTGAGTTGAGTCATCTTGAGTTTCCTCTTGAGTCGTCTCATCGGTTTGATTTTCTACTGACGAGGTTTCGGCAGTTTCCTCTGCCTGTTGTGCGTCATTTTGAACGTCATCGTTCATAGTGATCCTTTTCATTTCTTTTACGTCTTATGAGGACGAAGGATACTTAATAAATAGAGTGACGATAGTCCCTCCTAGCCTCGCTCAATTAAGCTGAAGCCAAAGTAAGAGAGATTGGTGCTTGCGTTGCCCTCATTGAGGGAAGCTAACAAGGACTATCTGCTTGTTAAAGTTCATCTACCAACACCCTGAACAATCTGATCTCGGAAGGTCTGGATTGTTTGGAGAGTTTCAGGGTCTAATTCTCCCATTTGTTGCTCTCTTTGTAGGAATTGGTCGATTGCGCTAACGTATTCTTCACCTGCTCTGGCTGGGACTTGTGGTGCTCCGCCTTCGATAATGGTCCGAAGTGCTGCCGCTGCTTCCTGAGCTCCTGAAGATTGAGGTGCTTGAGCTTCTTGTTCCATGCTCATTTGCTCTTGCTGTTGAGCCATTTCTGCTTGACGATCTTCTTCTTGTTTTTGTTTAATTCTCTTGACTACTTCTGCGATGTTTCCTGTACCAAAAGCGTCTAAGATAATATCTACTGGTAGGTCTGGGATCATACCAAACAGCTCCTTGACTGCCTCTCTCTTAGCTTCTGGGCTATGGGCAAGATAGGAGCTGATCTTAACGTCGACCATATTCTTCTCGGAAACAATCAGGGTATTGTCTGGAATTTCGCCACTCTCTAGCATTACTTGAGCTGCGGGAGCAGCTTCACCAATAACCTTGAGGAATTGCTTTTGTGAGGTGTAGTCGGTCACAATAATATCTCTCATGTCCTGATACTTCTGTGAGGCCAGCCACAAAACATACTCGTAAACGTCCTCCAAAAAGTCCTCAATGTTTTCTACTAACTCACTCATGTTGTTTGAGTCACCAACCTGCAAAGCTTCAATCGCTCTGCCTGACTTAGCACCAACTGGCACTCTACCACGCATTGCGTCATGCATTGAGCCGATATCTTCAATAAACATATTGGCTAGGTCGATTTGTTGGAAAATAGCCGAATTTAGAGGTGCTGAGGTGCTTGTAGTTAGATCATAGCCTCTCTTTTTCTCAATGATTTGCCCGTGTTGGTTGTTGTAGACACGAACGCCTGCACCTTTATCTGTTACAACCTTGACCTTATTCATCATTAAGTTGTATTCAGCGATTGACGACATGGCAGAATTAAGAAGTTTCTGAGGGTCAATCATGTTCTTGACCCAACCCTCACCAAACATAGAGAACGGCATGATGTCTGCGGACAGCTTAAAGAAGGGAATAATCTTAGTATCCACCTCCTCTGGTTTTCTAATCAATCGACCGCTAGCTTCAGTACAGACATAAATCTTATCGTCTTCCTTGTACCAAAACTCTTTAATGATTACGGTGCCATTATCATCATTCTTGGTGCCGCTTGAGGCTTCGCTTTTTTCGTAGGATAAAAGCATTTCTTTATAACTAGAGGCTGAGGTTTTATTATCTGGTTTGATTTTCTCAACTTCTTTTTTGTCATACTTATCATCTTCGAGCAAATCTTTGACCCTTCGTCTTAGAGCTAGAACACCATAACGCATATCTTCTGGCTTATTAGCTTTAGGATCAGGATAGAAGTCAAAAACATCAATTGGATTAATTTCAATCTTTTCGCCGTTCCAGACTACCTGCCACCATGCAGATGAGGTTTCAAGGGCTTGAAATACCGAACCCTTTAGTTTTGGTCTTAGCTTCTCGCTTTCGTGGATAAAGTCTAGGAATTTAGTCCCAAGTAAAGCCTGATTTAAACTGTCTTCGGATAAATTCTCAGGTGTAACTTCTGCTTTTGGTTGGTTTCTTAGTGTGTAGTTTCTAACCGATCTTAAAGTGGGATAGATTTTATTTACAGTGACCTGTGGTCTACCGTCTTTAGGTGGAGTGCCAATCACCTGTTTAGTGCGAGCGTCATATCTGGCGTAGTGATAACCACGAGTCCAGAGTCCATAAAGATACCACTTCCAATCATAACGCTTTCGCTCATCAGAAGCTTCTTCCCAGAGTCTATTTATTTTAGCGAGAGTAACATCTGGTTTTGATTGTTTAGGCATCTATGTCCTTTTCAATAACTTCCCGAGCGTCTTCTAGTGGGATATATAAATTTTCTTCGTCTTCTAGTTGGTTTGGCTCGTCCTTTTGAGTGTTGTCTTTTAAGTCTTTAAGATCCTTAGCCATTAAACGATTGTTTAGGTCTTTTCTCTCGAGATAAGAAAGAATGAGAGTTGTAAGAAGTGCGATTGTAAGTAGGATTTCTGTCATTTAAGTAATAAAAAAAGCACGCAGATTAGTGCGTGCCTCATAGTTACAAGAGTCAAAGCCTATATAATCATATTAAGGGTCATTTGTCAAGTTTATGGGATTTCTTTGCAGTGAGCTGCTTCTGCTGATTGACGTAATTTATGCGTCCAGCCTGATAAACAATCTCTATCTTTCCATAAGCGTCAGTATTTACCATGTCTAGGATTCCTGACAATACTTCCTCCATGAAAGGATCAAACTTGAACAGTGACCAAAATTGATATAGGTCAGGGAAGTAAGTTCTTAAATCCTCAGCAAACTTGGTTTCACCAGTTTTTTGAGTAATCAAGATCTTCGTAGAAGTCATCGTTGTCTTCTGTAACATGTGGTTTTATATAAGTACCTGGTATTTTGTCCTTAAATGGATCTTCTTTAACTTCGTAGAAGTGCTGATAATATGAGTTTATATCCCCGAGAGAGTCCATCATGTGATCGTTTACCTTCTCAGGAGCTTCTTTTTCGTTTAGATCTGTCTTGTTTTCAGGGTAGCGATAAAGCTCAAACTCCATGATAGTTTTAACACACCTTGGATGAAAAGTAATTTTTTTAGCCTTTAATCTCTCGCTTAGTTTTTGGATTTTCCAAGAAACATAGTTAAGATTTGTTGCACCGCTCTCCTTTTTACAGGGAATAACGTCTTGTCCTAATTGCTGAAGCTCTGCAATGTCAGAAGCTTGGGCAGAGTCCATTGTCGCCAGCTCAAACTCTTTAATTCCAAGCTCTTGATTCTTTGAATTGAGTAGCTGGTTTAAGTCTGTATTGGTGAGTCTAGTCTGATATATCTCGTCTACCATATACCAATTATCATCGGCGTCCACCTGAATATAACAAACTGCTGTCGGATTAGTGAACCCTCTATCAATACCTCTAATCCAAAATACTGGCTTAAAGTCTGTTAATTCTTTAACCAAATCACGTGAAAAATCCTTATACACTAATCCAGTGTACTTCTTAAACTCTGCTAGATACTCCTGAGCAAAATAGTCTTCGGTTTGCGTTCTTTTGGCTTCATCTATCTCTTCTTTAGGGACATGGGGATTATCATAAGAGGTAAACTGCCATGACCTATAACTCTCATCATTAGTGTTAAATAGATCGTAGAAATGATTATATCCCTTGGGTGTGGAAATAAAGATTGCTGGTGCTCGATAATCTGTAAGCGTTGGTCTTAAAGCTTCCTGCCATATCCACTGCCAGTTTCTCATTGTGGCAATCTCATCAACAATTAAGCCTCTTAGCTTAACACCTTTTAATCTGTCTGGGTTCTCCGAACTTTTAATCTGTATTCTAGAAGTACCTATTGCTCTACCGTCTTTGATTACCTTAATATCTACACTTAACTCTGAATCATTCCATTTAATAATATACTTACTTGGAATCTCCTTCTTAAATCCTTGCAACCAATGAATATCTTTACCCTGTTGAAATGTTGGTGCAACTATCCAGTAAAGTCCCTCAGATTGAGTAGCCCACTTCAACATTATCATTCTAGCTAATACAGACTTGCCGAATCTTCTTCCTGCACAAATTACCTTAAAACGATGAGGATCAGTAGCAATCTCATACTGTGCTGGGTGAAGACTCACCTGCATTATTCGTCCTTTATGAAGTCTACGCCTTTAACCTCTGCCTCTACAATCTTCTTCTCGGTTTCAATCATTCCGTGATTTGCTTTTAACTGGAAGATTGAGCCACTAGGATTATAGTCCTTATCATAGCTTATTTTTTGCAGTCTAAACTTCTGCATTAACTTAATTCTTTTTATCGTACCGAAAAATATAGGATACTCTTTTGACCAGTTGCCAACAGTATCCTCGTCTATATCAAGCAAAAGTGCTAGTTCTTCAACGTAGGGAATGTCTTTATTGTTAAGAAAGCCGTCTATATAATTATCAGCCTTCTTTTGTAGTTCTTCGTTGTATTTTGTTGGTCTACCAGCAGGCATATAACCAACATATCATTTTTTATAGGCTTTTGCAACTAGATCAATCTATTTCATCTCCTACCCTTAGAGAGTTCATATCTTTACCAGTAGCTCTAGATTTAGCGATCATATGGGGCATTGATTTATAACTTGAGGATAAAGTTTCCATTGTCCTACAGTGATTGAATAGTATCCTCTATAAGTAGCTTTACAATATCCGTCGACTAGATAATAAGTGCTATTTGTGATTGGATAATAGAAGTAGCCCGTCATTTGTTTAAGAGTTGTGTTTTGCTTCATATAAATTCTCCCTTAGCCCCTCTACTGCCTCAATTTCGGCTTTTAATTGAATAATTAAGAGTAAGCCTGTGACTAGAATTAGAGTGACGATTATTAGTTTCATTTATTCCTTTTCAGATTGTAGTTACCAGCTTCGTCTCGGTAATAAAGAGACGTGTCAGTAGTTTTATAGTGGTCAGTAGTTTTTCTCCAGTTGTCTTTGATGTTTACCCATAGCCAGTTGTCGGCCTCTTCTTTTGCATATCTTCTAGCATTTTTATATAGCCAGAAGTTTCTCCACTCTCCACCCGACCAGTTACTTAACTCGACAGTATATTTTTTCATTATTCCCTCCTTAACTTACCAAATACTTGTTCTAAAATGTCGGGTTTTCTTTTTCTTGCCAGCTCCATCATTGTTGGAGAGCATTCATGTTTGCTCGGATTTTTAGTAAAAGCTAGACAATCCTCACACTGAAAGAGTTCGTTTCCTAGAACTTTGAATTGCTTGCTGTTTAAGTTCATGGCTTTAACTGTCACATCGTCCTATTG